GTCTGTTGAATCCGGTTTCGGAGCGTCCTTGCCCTCCATCTTCGCTAGGCGCGCGTCCAGATCGTTAACCGCGTTCACGAGAGCATCAATCACGACGCCTTGATCAACCGAGTAGAAGTCGTCGTTGCCTAAATGAACCGCTTCGGGAATGTGGGGCAATAGGTCTTGGGCGGTGAGCCAAGTGTATTGCTCGGTTGTGTCCCACCCGGTTTCATTCTTCCAGTGTCCAATCTTCGGCTTTAATCCGCGCAAATCATCCATGCCGCGCGTGAATAAGCCGTCAATGTTTTTCCTTCGCTCATCGGAAGTGGCGGTGATGTTGCCGCTGGCGTCAGTGCTTAACGTTCCCGCGCCCATCCCAAAAAGACGGTAAGTGGAATTACTGCTGTAGAGCGTGGCTTTGGTGTTTGAACCAGTTGAAGTCACCCAAATCTCTGTCCCAAAGGCAGCGGCATCCGTCCCGTTGTTTCGCAACACGATGCCCGCACTAGAGGCAGCGCCGGTTCCGCTGCCGCCATCGACGATTAACCTTTTAACGGAGTTTCCAGTGCCGCCGTTCCCGACGGTGGTGTCGTCTCTGAACCAACCATTGCCGTATACGTCCAGCATGTGAGTGGGGATGCTAGATGATCCAACGGCTACGCCTTGGAATCCTCCTCCGCTACCGTTCAGAGTGATATAGCTTTGGCTGGCTCTAGCGTTGGTTGTTCCGAACGCTTGCATGAAGATGATGGGGCCCAAGCTTACGTCATTCAATGCGTCGATTTCAACGGAAGCTGTTCCGCCAGTTTTCGCGGACGGGAGATATGATTTGATCTTTATATCGTCTTGCCCGACCCCGCTGCTTGTATAGCGATTTGATATTTCGCCCGTGAGCGTGCCGGTGTATTTCCATGCCACCGAATTATTGCTGGCGAACACGTCGGAATTAAGAGCGAGGCCGGAGGCATTTAGGACAGTGGAGCCGCCGCCAGCCACAAAACTTCCATCCGTGTCGATATAAGCCTGCACTACCGTCCCGTTCGTTGACCCACGAAATTTCAGTTGCTTCGCGGTGTTATCCCAAAACATATTAGCCTGATTCGTGGCGACGGCACCGAGGGTCACATCCCCAGTGCTTGCCAGTTGCACGTTGACGGTCGTGTTTGTGCGAAGCTGGACGCCGCCACTGGTAATATAAACATTGCTTTTAGACGCGCCAACTTCTCCGACCGTTATATTCCCCGAATTGTCCCACTGGGCGAAGCGCGTCCCGGTGTTTCCGATCTCTATTCCGTTAGCGGCGCTCAATGCTAAGTAGGTATGGGATGAATCGACCTGTCCGATTCTGACTGTCCCGCTTGTGTCCCAAGAGCCGAGCGTTGTAGTGTTGTTACCGATCTGAATGCCACGTTGCGTATCAATCGTGACCCATGATTGACCTGCCGTTCCGTATTGCCCGAATCCCGCCCCGTAAACGTCAGAACTTATGCCATAGAGATTTTTAAGGTTGCCTATCGCCCATCGAGGAGTCCAGTCGTTGTAGGTGCTGCTATTGCGAACATTTCCGACGATTGTCGGACCAGCTTCATTGACAGACTTAACCCCTTGCAGCGAATAAAGATCAATGAATCCAGTTCCGGTCTGTCCCGTGTTAAATACCGCGTCTCCGGCATACCATTGATCCGCGCCACTCCCATCCAAGTTGCGCGTGACTGAATACCTGTAGCCGCCCGTAATCGTAGTTGCGCCGCTAGTTACGGCCATGAACTCGACCTTACCGTTGGCTTCCATGTAAACCCGGTCGCCGTTCGCGAGGTTGTTATACTTTACGTCAACGGTCGCTCCTCCCGGCGCTAGGTCTGCGATCAAAGAAGATGTCGCTCCGACCAAGATTCGCCCGCCGATTGTCGCTAAAGTGTTTTGCGCGACAAGCGTTTCCACCCACAATTCGGCTGCGTGAATCGTCAGGAACTTTTTCGCGAGTTGCCCGATATTCGTATTGTAGCCCGTGACCGGGCCAAATAATGTTCCGGCCAAGTTCAACGTCGCGTTGTTCACTGTCGTGATCCCGGTTGCCGCCCCTATGTTCAGGGTTGTTGCGGCCCCCGCGAAATTAACCGTGGTCGCCGTCGCGTTGACTAGGTTGAAGGTTCCGCCGTTCGCCAGTAAATCCACGAGCGAGATTTGCCCGCTTGAGTTAGTCGCTAGAAGCGCCGCCGCCGCGCCGGGGTTTGAGCTACTCGTTATCAAGTGAGTGTGCGGAGAGCCTGCGGCGTTGTTCGCGCTGCTTACGCTTAACGTCCCCGCGTCCATTGCGACGGTGCCCGTGGCCGGAAATGTTACCGTGTAACCCCCGAGTGACATAGTGCCGCCGCCGCTCAGAGTCGTGGAAGCTGACACCACGAGTGGCCCGTTAAGAGTCAGCGTTGTTCCATTAACCCCGGCGAAATTTATCACCATCCCGTTTTGCACGAATTGGTTGAGCGCTAACGAGATTGGCAGCGGATTGCCCGCGCCTGCCTGTCCGGTCTGGATCGTGTTATTGACGACGCCGGTAATCGGATCGACCGCAACCGCTTGACTGCCTGCGCCGCGCGCCGATGCCGCGCCAAGTAGAAGCGCGATAATGAGGGTGATTTTTTTCATAAGATTTGTCGCCAGCGCGAGTTCACATCGTCAATGGTCGCCACGTCGCCGGATGCCGGTGCGCCCGCCTGTAACTGCCAAAGTTGCCCGCGATTGCTACCTACTACGAGAAGAAACGCGCTTGGCTTGGTTATGTTCAATGTCGAAATGGATAGCGAGCTTATTGTTGTTATTCCCGCGCCGCTACTTACTTGGCTCGATGGCGGAAACGTTTGGCGAAACCGCGCATTCGCATCGTCTATCGTCGCGATGTCTCCCGCCTGCGACGGCGCGCCCGTCTGTAACTGGTAGAATGAAGTCGTGTCGTTATTCAGGAAAAATACGAGCACGGGCTTGTGCAGACTTACAGTTGGGAAATTGAAAGCAGTCGCCACGACTACCAGCGCGAACTTATCGACGGCTTGGATGAAGCGATTGATGATTTGATCCACCTTCACGTCGCCCGGCCCGAAAATGGGATAGTTATTGAGCAAAGAAAAATCCTTGTGGATCACATACGATTGCCCGCTCAACGTCGAGCCGATGTAGGCGCTCTCTAGCGTGACTTCCCAAAACCCCGACGCACTACTGCCCGGCGCAGTCTTAGTCATCACGGTCAAAACCGTGAACTGATTCGACAAGAGGCAGAACCACGAATAGCCCGCGACAACCTGTGACCAATCGCAGTTCACGTCGCCGATGACGCGCGCGCTTCCGCTCGTTACTGTCACCGTGCCCGCCGTAATTTGAATTAGCCTACCCTCGCTTTCTCTAGGTATTTCGCTGCATTGCGAAGCACGGTTGGATTCTCTTGCAGGTTAGCTATTCCCAAATTACAGGCATGGCATAGAGCGCCGCGCACTCGCCCCGTCGAGTGATCATGGTCTAAGCAGGTGCTCATCTTGAGATTACATATCAGGCACTTTCCGTTATTTTCGTTAAAAAAGGCATCCCTCTGTTCCCGAGTAATGCCGAAAGTTTTCATCTGACGCTTAATTTTCTTTGATTCCTTGCTTCGCTCCTCCCACGCTTTGACTTTGCTTGGATTCAAATGACGCCACTTCTTCGCCACCGCCCTTACGCGATCCGCATTGCGCGCAAGCCACTTCCTTTTATAAGCCTTAACCTTTTCAGGGTTGTTACGTCTCCACTCCAAAAGTGACCGCCGTTGCTTAGCGGGGTCTTTAGACCTGCGCTCCAAAGATTTACCGTCTTTTATATTCATCGCCCCGTTGTGATTTGCATGTCAGAGCGTTATTCGATTTTTCGAATAACTCTTTTATGGCGGTGTTCCTCCGCCGCCGCTGCCAGTTCCGCCCGTAGTTTTCTTGATTGTGTAGGTGCCAGTCACAACGGCTGAGTCAGTGTAACCGGATTTCACGCCCAAGACGTTCAGCGTGGTTATGCCTGCCGGGAAGTTAAACGTTTTACTTGCCCCCGTTACTCTGATTGCCGTCCCGGTCGCGAGCGGTGGCGTTGAAGCATCATGTGTCGGCGTCGTTCCGTCTTTTGTGTAAAACATATAATCCGCAGCGGTGGGCGTTGAGACTGTCACATCGTAAGTTCCATCGTCCGACCAATAGACTCCCGGCACGGGCGAAAAGCCCGGCTTAATAACCTGCGAAGATGCTGTGCCGACAAAGGCCCATGTCCCAACCGGCCCGCTGAATCCAGAGGCATAGGATATGGCCTTAACTGTCACGGTTACGCCGTTCCCTGCGTTTACGTTGAATGGCGCGGAATAAAGCGTGCTGGCATTTGTCGGCGTTGTTCCGTCTGTCGTGTAGTAGATCGCCACGTTTGGCGTTGGACTTAGCAGCGTCACTGAGACGTTTGTCGATGCCGGGATGTTTCCGCCAGCGGGAGACGCGACCGGTGCGACAATATCATTCATGATCGCGCTTATCGGTATCCCTGCGCCGGGCGCGTTGGCAGGATTCTCCAACAGGATGTTATAGAAACTGCCGTTGCCGGGACTGCCCGGCAGAACCGCGCTCGTTTTCAATCCGAACACGTCCTCTGCTTCGATGAAAAACGCATAAGCGCCGCCCAATCGTAAGCCGGGAAAGTCAACCGTGCCGCGCCCGCTTTTCACGGCTGCGACCGATACCTTGCGAGAGCTTCCGACGAAGTTGAGGTAGATGTTGATTTTGGCGAGACTTGGATCTGTTGGCGCATCCCAATTTATCGTCGCATAACCAAGCCCCGGAGTGGCGTCCGGATTGCCCGGCACGGTGGGCGCGGTTTTTGTTACCGTAAATTTCGCTTCCGCGCTTAACACGTTGAACGAGTCGAGAATCCTTACGCCAATCGTGAAGCTTGAGAATGGCCCGTCAACGTTGCTCACTATATCGTGCGAGCGCTTGTTGGCCTCAAAGGTGAAGTTATAGCGCGGCGCGGTTACAAGCACGGGCGCTTGTATCTGTGAAGTGCCGTTCGCGCGATAGATCGTCACAACGAATGCTTGAAAGAAAGGATCAAACCGGCCCGTTAATCCGAGCGGATCAATGCCGCCAAACTCTGCATTCCACGATGGCGAGTTGACGCGCCATCCGAACTCTACATCCGGCGTCACGAATGCGGTCGCGCTTCCAAGTCCAACCATTCAAGGCCCGTCACCGTTGCTCCTGCGAGCGGGTTCGTTTGAAATAGCACATCGAAGCCGGGCAGGACGGCTGCGATGGTATTGCCTTGGCCTGCGCTTCCCGTTCCTCCTGTGCACCCCGTGAACTGCGTTGCTGTTTTCCCGGTGTATTGAACCACCTGTCCAGCGCCGCCCGATGTGTTCATCAGGAACGATCCAGCCACGGGGAAGCCTACTGTGCTGACCGCCGTCACTGTCCCGGCTGGTAGCGTCACTGGCACGTCTAGCGTCGTTGCGGCATAATTCTGAATGGGAGCGCTCACTCGGTTAGAAACGTTCACCGCCGCAACCGATATATCATAATGCCCCGGCTTGATGTTTTCGAGAATCACATCCGCGCTTGCCTGATCCTCTAAGGCAATCCAATTTCCGTTCTGGTAGCGATAGGAAACGCGATAGCCGCGCAGGAATTTGTCCGCGCTTTTCACCCACGAAATATGCAAATCCTGTCTCACGCCCGTAGCGATATTGATGTCCACTTCGGTTACGGTGACTGCGCCGGGCGGAAGCACTGTATTCACATCGGGCAGGTTACTCGTGGGAGGAATTTCAAGCGCCAAGTTCGCGTCCGCCTTCCCATAGACGCTCGCGTTGTATTGCAACGCGGTAATCTCGAAAATCATTTCGCTTTTGACGATGGTATTCAGCACCCGGTATTGCGCTGGCACTAGGTCATTGGCGGCGATGATGAACACGCTCCCGACCGCTGGCGCGTTCGTTAGCGCCGTCACCGCGAGACTCGACGTTGCTCCCGCGCCGGTCGTTACCGCTGTGCTCACTACCGCGTCAGTGACCGGGTCAACTACCGCTATCGTGTAAGTGTGACCGCCAAGGAGCGTCACTGATCTGTCGAGCGTCAAGAGCGTTGTTGTCGCAGCCGTGAGTCGCCCCGATAGCACTTGGCCTGAGCGAAATGGGTCTTGGACTGAGATTACGTCGCCCGGCCTAACGAAAGCGCCGTCCAATCCCGTCTCGAAAACGATTGTGTCAGTTAGGGCACTTTCAAGCGCGAGCGCCCATACCCCGATTCTGTGCGCTTGCCCTCTGCTTGTGCATCCGAATCCGGTAAGGTTGAGTTGATTAACGCGGCCCGTGTTAACAATTGAGTCCTGATCCTCGACGTATTCGGACTTTTCCGCGCCCATGTCGGTGAGGTCATTCCATTTGACGACCGCAACATTGTGTCGCGCCCGCCGCCCTACTCCCGAGTAAGAGAATTTTCCGTTGATGACATTGGCGGGAGCGAATTGCGCCACCGGAGAGGCTGGCGCGTCTTGCACGGCTACTATCAGCCCCGCTGAGTAATAAACCATGCCGCGAAAGATGCTCGTCATGTCGCTAGCCACTTGCAGAGCGTCCGCGCGCGCTTGGATGTAGAGATTGCAAGTGAATCGCGGTTCCGTCCCGCCGAAGCCGTCGCTAACCATGCCGTCGCAGTATTGCGCAATCACATAGAGCGCCCACTTGTCGATGTCGCCCGCTTGGATGTAGCCGCCAAGTCCATAGCGCGTGCTCGTGATTAGATCATACCAACACCATGCCGGATTGTTTGACCAAGCTGCCTTGAAGCTTCCGTCCCATGTTCCTTGGGCTGTCACGCCGGGGTGCGTGTAAACAACTGATTGACCTGTTGCTAACGTGCTTGTTCCGCCCGTGCAGCCCGTGAAGGAAGTTCCGGTTAGGCCCGTGTAGGTAATGGTCTGCCCGTTCAAGACGAACGTGCCAGACGCCGCAAATCCGGTCGTCGACGCAACGTTGATGGTCGACTGCGGTAACACCGCGCCATTGCTTCCCGCCGCTATCGTAGTTGCATTTTGGTAGGTGGCGTCATACGTCCTCGCAATCGGATCGTAATTGGCCGGGACTTTGATAATCAGCCCCTTGATTCTCCAAGCGCGCACCGGGATGCTCGAAAACTGTTCCGCGTCGATCTTCACCGCTGAAATGACGGTGTTAGGATGGCGCAGCTTGCCGTAGGTTACTTCGGTGTAGGAGTCCCAATACGTGTCATTTCGAACGCTTTGGTCGGGCGCGTCGCGCGTCACCCGATGCACGAGGATTGTCCACGGCGCTGCGATGCCAGCCAAGTCGATGCGGTAGGTGCGAGTGTATGCGCTGTACGCTTCCGCTTTGATCGTGTCGTCGATCTTCACGACGCCATTCACCTTTATCTGGATGCGCGGGATGTTGCTCTTGATGTTTGGCGCGGTGCCTGAAAATGACGGCGCGGTAATGTCGCCGTTGCTCGTGTTTTGCTGTTGCAGCTTTGGGAAGCGAATATCGAGACGCACGGCGTCAATAGTCGAGTCAGTGAGAGTCCGGGTGACATCCAACAGTCCCGTGTTCCCGCCAAGCGGCGCGCCGGTATCGTCGCTCCCCAAGTCGCCGCCCTTAAAGCGTATTCCGACTGCGATGGTATCCTCCTGCGCGTCAAAGCCGGGCACGTAGCTTTGATCTTGCGTGCCAGTGAGAAAGTAGAAGTCGAAGTTTCGGAAGTTAAGTGAGCCGCCAATACCCCATAGCAAACTCGATCCTGTCCCGCTAGCCGGGTTGCTCAGAGTGATTCGGCGCGCGTTCACGACTGCCTTAATCGTGGTGAAGTCGGGAATATTCGTGCCAGTGATGCCGCGTCCAACCATCGTCACGTCGAAGTGATCTGACGCAGTCGTGAAGTTTGTCGAGGCATTCGTTGTCGCTCCATCGTTGAAGCTTAGCCCGTCGCCGTTCTCCACTGGTGTTCCGTTGATGTAAATGCTTCGAAGTGGGTGCGTCGCGTCCGACAATCCTAGAATCGGCCCCTCGCAGATGGCGTCCTTGATGTGCGCGTAAGACCTAGACGAGATTGTGTCGGCATCCTCGTGCGCTTGGCGAGCGCCCCCGGAGGACTTGCCGCCCGCGCCGCCGAATTGACGCGGAGTGTTCATATCGGCTGGCGATCTACGATGAGCGGACTTGCGGAGGAGGAAATGCCCTGATTGCTAAAGCCCGTTCGCGTCCCGCCCGTCGAGCCAGTCGTGATGTCCTGCGCGAAAATTCCGGCGCTCACCACGGCGCTCCCGCATATCATGTCGCCGTAACAAATCGGAACTGGTTGCCCTTGCGCGATGGTGTTGACCGGCCCGCTAAATTGGTAGCTCGCCTTGTGCAAGTTCGGATTGGTCTGCGACGAAAGGTTGGGAGTGGAAGTCAGTAACCCTGCGATGCCGCCAAGGATTAGACTCGCGCCAAGAAAGCCAAGCTGGCCGGTGTGAAAAATGAACACATCCGCCAGAATCAACACGACGCCTAATATGATTTCACCAATCTGGACACCCTTGCCGCCCGCGCCGCCGTAGTGCGGGGTAATGATAATCATGTTGCCGTTGGCGGGGAAGTCCAGTGTTTCGCGCGTCACCCTGCGCTTGCCGCACCTTACCCTAAATGCGCGAGTCCTTGCCCAATCAGCGAAGCCGGGAGCGATTCTGGCTAAGGCTCGTCCGGCCTCGTGCGGAGTGGCAACGTCCAGCTTCCACACTTTGCCGAACTTTTTCCCTAAGACGCCTTGCAGATGGATTTCAGTTATCACGTTTGGTTAGCGTTATTCGATTTTTCGAATAACTCTCCGGGTCAATCTTTAATATTGGCTTGCTTGTTTAAATATCGGATGAGTCCGGCTATTCGTTTCACGTCCTCACGCATTATTCCTATAGCTAAATTGCACTCTCGGCAAAGCAACGCTCTTACGCGCTGAGTGATGTGACAGTGATCCACGCACAATTCAGCCACAACTCCGCAAGCAGCGCATCGACCGCCCTGCTTTTGCCTCATTCCATGAAAATCGTCGAGAGTTATTTTATAAACTCGCTTGAACCTATGCTTGCGCTGTCGCAGGGCGTGTTTTTCGGGATCGGCCTTGTTGGCAAGATTAGCTGCCTCTGACTCACAGTTTTTACAGGTCGAGTTTAATCCCGTCCAACTGCCGTTCCCGCTATCGCGACGCCGGGCGCGAACACGGAAGTTTCCGTTGGGCTTCTCGATTTTGCATTTAGAGCAGTGTTTCATGTCGAAGTCGGCAATACGTCACCTTAGCATAATATCCCGCGTTGGCGTAATACGGTTGCTCGCACGAGATGCGATCCTGCACATGATGAATTATCATTCCGCTTGAGATGTAAACGGCCGAATGATTCGGAACTGGCGTATCACCTATCTGCATCAACAGCGCGTCAAGTCGTTGCAGCGGTTCGTTAGTCATCCGAAAGCCGCACGCCTCGAAATTGTCCAAGTAAAGGTTGCCGCCCTTTTTCCACCAATCGTCTGCGCGATAGAATTGCGGAAGCAGAATGCCGTTCGCGGCGTAAACGTCTCGCGTTAGCTCCCAACAGTCGAGCACGCCATGAATGAACGGTCGCCCAAGTAGCGGCGCTTTCCATCCAGAGGGTTGATAGAAGGCCCATTCGTCATTCGGCCAAGAAACAATCCAGTGCGGAATCTCGTTGCGCTCTGCGTCTGTTTTGTCCGCGTCTGTCGGCTCGGGTGAAGCG